GGCAGCAGCGGGACCGTGTACCAGGTCGTCGCGTCATAGGCGACGAACAGGGCGGCGGTCTTAGCGGCCATCGACAAGGCGCTGTTCGCCGCGATGGCGTTGATCGCGTCGTCGGTGTCCGGATAGACCTTCAGGACCGCGTTCGCCGCGTCGTCGTTCTTGACGATGCACAGGGCGCCGGCCGCCGCGGCCGGGAGTTTGACGCCCTTCGTCCCGTTGGCGGCCGTGACGAGGGTGAACCCCTCGGCGACCGCAGCCGCGTCCGACTGGCTGGACCCCGTGGCGGCAACCGTGGCCGAGGCCACGGCGACGACGCCGGCGCCGCTGAGGGTCAGTGGCCCGGAGACCGGGATGGCGTGCCAGTCGGTGCCGTCGGCGACGAGGACGTGGCCGGCCGTGCCGTGGGCGGAGACGTCCGAGAGGTCGTCAAGCGACAGGGTCTCGGCGGCGCTGGCCTCGATGCTGCGCAGGGCCACGCGGACCGTCTCGGAACTGTGGGTGGTCACCTCCAGGGCGAACCCCATGAAGGTGTTGCCCGCCGCGGAGTCGATCGCGCAGCCGGTGCCGGGCGTGCCGCCGACCGGGTCGCCGTCGGCGTCCCAGTACACGGCTTCGCCGACCGCGAAATCCGCCTGGCCCTGGACCACGTCGAAGATGCCGTCGATGGCCAGAGAGCCCGCCTCGTCGGCCTCGATGGGCGAGGTCGCGATGGCGACCAGCGCCCCGAGGACGACCACATCGCCGGCGTCCACATCCCCGGTCGGGGTGTAGTCGATCCGCCGGCCTTCCTGCACGAACGTTGCCTGCATTGCCAGGTCTCCTTGTCAGGCCGCCCGCGTCTGCGGGGGCGACTCCCTGTTCTTGCCGGGCCTGCTCAGGTCTCCGGGCTCAAGGCCGCGGCCTGCCGCTACGCCTCCCCTTTGGCCTTCAGCCCGCCCCGCGGATCCTGGAGGGCCACGCCGAAGTCGTGGTAGCCGCGCATCTGGATGCCGAGGACGTTGAAGTCTGCGTCGGCCGTCTCGATGGTCGGCGACTCCTGGCCGTTCAGGAACGCCACCTCGATCACCGGCAGGTCCGCCGGATCGGCCAGGAGATACCACGCCTTCGCGCTCGCGCCGGTGTACTTCGTGTTCGCCAGGTACCGGCTGACCTCGGCGCGGAACTTGCCCTGGTGCGGGTTGGCGATGGGGTACTTGGTGCTGGCGGTCGTGTCACGGATCTCCAGCGACTTAAAGAGCTGCGTGCCCATCGCGCTCAGCGCCGTGGGCACCAGGAGGATCGCCGGCATGATGCCGATGGGCTTCCCGTCCGAGTCCACCTGGTCCAGGAACATCACCTCGGCCTTCGTGAGGCCGTCGATGGTCAGGGCCGTGTCGGCGCCCGTGAGGTAGTTCTTGTTGCCGCTGGTGAAGAACGACGAGTTGGCCAGGAAGATGGTCCAGAACACGTCATGGATCTTGAGACCCGACCCGCGCCCGAGTTTGCGGGGCACGAGCGTGATCGCCCCCAGGTCGTCGTTGATCATGTCACGCCGGTCGATGGACAGCAGGAGGCCGAACGTGTCGGCCTTGTTCGTGTACTGCTCCTCGCCCAGGGTCCCGTGCTTCAGTTCCCCGCCAGGGGCTACCGGCTGGTACTGGTCGGCGCCGATGAGGCGGTAGGACGTGACGGTCTTAAAGTCGCCGACGTTCCGCACGGCGCAGATATTCCGCCACGTGCGCTCGACGCTGAAGAAGCCATCGAGCAAGAACTTGTTGGCGACGTTCGAGAGGATGCCGCCGATGTCGATGGTCGAGAAGCCCGCCTGGATGTCCCGCGCGAAGGCGAACCTGAGAACCTCGCGCGAGTTGCGGAAGTTGCGGCCGGCGTAGCCATTGGCCCACGCGGCCTCCAGGAGCAACTCCTGGAGGCCGATGCCGCCGCGGAACCGCTTGCTGGCCGCGTCGAGCGTTTTCTCCTCATACTGCTTCTCGGCGCCGGCAAGGCCTGCGGTAAGCAGGCAGGCGGCCTCCAGGACCGTGCCGTTGACCGTCTGGTCCACGACGTGGGCCGCGGGGGCCTTGGGCCGCGAGGCCCGCAGGACCTCCAGTTCCGTCTTCGTGGTGTCCCAGCCCTCCTTGATCGCGCGGGCCGCGATGTCCGCGTGGTCGCCCCCGCAGACCTTCCGCACGACGGTGATCCGCTCCTCTTCCGCCGCGGCCTTCGCCCGCATCTCGGCCACCGGGTCGGCGGCGACCACCACGGCGTCATCCGCCCCTGCCAGGGCCTGGGCCTGCACCTGAGCGCCCGCCTCCGGCGTGTCCTGCTTCTCCTGCGTCTCCACAGTCTTGTCGGTGCCGTCCATCTGTAGTCTCTCCCCGGCGATTCCCGCCGCGATGCTGGCGGACGTCGCATCGTCCGCGCCGTTGCCCACGAAACTCACTTCCTGAAGCGACGCACGCCGCGCCACATTCAAAGGCCCGGCGAACTCGCGCCCGTTTACGGTCACCATCTTGCCCTCGCCCACGAACTCGACCTCGCGCACCGAGGCCCCGATGCTCGCCTGCCACGGATACCCGTTGTCGGCGTCGGCCACGACCTCGCGGGCCGCTTGCGTGGTGGACGAGATCACACCCGACACCCGAAGCCCCCCGTGCTCAACCTGTATGCCGTCGATGTGCCCCACGCGAGCAGCCCGATCGTGGTCGAGGTAGACCTTGGCGCCGCCGCGCACGGTCAGGCCGTTCAGGTCCACGACGACCGGGAACCGCCACCCGGCAATCGCCAGGGTGCCGCCGCTGTAGGCGTCCATGTGGAACCGGCGTGGCCGCGCGGCTTGGGCATCGGGGCCGGCCGCCGCCTCCATGTTGATGGCCGCGATGAACTTGAGTTCACGCGGCGCGTCGCTGGTCTTCACTGTCCGTTTCCTCATCTACCTGCGGCTGAGCAGGCTTTGGCTGGGCCTCGGCCATTGAGAGGCCGAGTTCCTTCATCAGCGCGACTTCTTTCGCCCGCTGCCGCAGTTCCGTCTCCCAGTCCTTGCCCTCTTTCGCATACTCGCTGGCAAGGGTCGTCGTGTGACTGGCCAGGCGCGTGGCCTGGGCGTTGGCCTCTTTGGCGGGGTCCACGTGCTCCATCCCGTCCCAGAACCACTGGTGGGGGTGATTGAGGAGCGCCCGCGCCGACGCCGGCAGGAGGCCGGGCACCCGCACCGCCTCCCGCAGCCAGGCGTCCAGCATGCGGTCAAGCACCATGTCTTCCAGGTGGGCCTGCTCCACGCGGATAGACTTGAAGTACGTCTGGTGGTCGAGCCGCCCCGAGGCGTAGTTGTAGGCCGACGAATCGCACAGGGCGATGTTGCGCGGCATGTTCAGGCACCGGGCGGCCTCGTTCAACTTCTCACGCACAAACTCGACGTAGGTCGTCGCCGGCTGCTCGGGCCGCACCTGGCTCATCTTCCAGCCGCCGGGGAGCGTCAGCAGCATGTTCCGCTCGAGTTCGATGGTGTCCATCGGGTCGATGGGCTCCGCCTCGCCGTTGGGCGGGGCGTCGGTCTCGACCGTGCCAGAGATGTTGGCCGCCGTCTCGGCGGCATCCAGGACGGCCGACGTGAAGCGCCGGAGCTGCGCGAAGATCGGCAGGGCGGGCGTAATGTCGGGAATGCCCCGATGCTGGCCCGGCCTGTCGGCCCGGAACCAGTGAATCACCCACTCCGCCGGCACGCGGTCGTAGTCAAGGCTCAAGGACACCTTGGCGCCCGGATGTGTCTTCAAGACGTAGTAGGCCACCGGGTTGCCGAAGGGGTCGAAGGAGATGCCGTCGACCGCGCGGGGGTCGGCAAACGTGGTCTGGGAGAAGTCCGGGGTGGCGACCTGGTCGGCCTCAATGAGCCTGAGGTCCAGCGTCACCGGGGAATTGAGGTTTTCGTTGGAGATGAGGAGGGCAAACGCCTCGCCGTCCTGCGCCCGGGCCATCCGCATGGTGCGCAGTTTGGCGGCGAGGCCCACCCGCGTGGCCCAGCGCATGAATTCCTGCTCGATCGCGCGATTGGCCTCGGCGCCGGCGGTGAGCATCTGGAGCCGCGGCCCTGTGCCGACCACGTCGTTTGCGAGCGTCAGGACGATTCCCCGGACATAGGAGTTGTTTGCCACCTCGTACCGGGCCCTGTTCCGCAGGATGCGCCGGACCTCGGCGCTTGCAGCGGCATCGGCCGACAGGCCGTCGGCCCCCGCCCAGTGCTTGCGGTTGCCATCGGTCGTCTGTGCGGCATCATATCGGCCCCGCACGAAGCGCACCGCCATCCGGAGCCCGCCACCTGCGGGTCCGGCGACAGCACGTATGCGTTTGAGCCAGTCGAACATCACGCTGCTCCCGGCGGAACTACTTTCGTGAGGCGAATCCCTAGGCCCTTCGACCGCGCGGCCTTCTTCGACGCCAGATACCTGTCCGCCGCGATCTGGTCGGGGATCGAGTGCTGCTGCATGCTCCCCGAATCTCCCGACGCCGACTTCGGCCCCTCGGCGTTCGTCCGAATCGCGTTGTCCAGTTCGTCAGCCACTTGCGGCCCCTATGCGAGACAGAGCGCTGCAACCTCCACCTTTGCCGCCGCCCGCTCTTTCTGTTGCCGGCGCCGTTCCCGTTGGGCGTAGGTCTTGACCGCCTGAACCGGGCACTCGCCCTGAAGGTGCGCGAGCCACGCCTCCTGCACGGCGTCGGCCTTCAGTTCGGCCG